TGAGATCCGGACTGTGAATGGCAATCACGGCCCTGCGGATCTCGTCATCGGACAAGGATTCGATCTCTTTGTTGTCCTTCTTGAGTTGATCGGCAAGCAGCGGCTCGGCCCTTCTTTCGAGATCGAGACGCGCCTTGACGAGCTCCTGCACATGCTCGGGCTTCTGCGCGTCCTCGCGCGCCTTCTCGGCCTTGTCGAGATCTTTTTCGGCCACGGCAGCACGGGCCTCGGCTTCGCTCTTGTCCTTGATCAGCTTTTTGCTGTCAGCCTTGAGTGCCGAGATCTGCTCGTCTCTTTCACCCACGGCCTTGTTCACGGCCTGCGCCAACTGCACATCCTCGGTCTCGAACGTAATGCCGTCGATTGTCAGCTTCATCGGTTGCTGCCCCTTTTTCCCTGGGTTTCGATCATGCGCATCGCATCTCAACCCTACCATTTCAGCATAGTCCCCATCGGCACTATCAAGATGGATGCGCGCATTGCCGGCCCTGCCTCGCACTGTCATGGCAACATGGTTATATCGTATATTGCGCTGTATCACATCGTAACTATCGCCCTTGTAGACACCGGGCGACTTCTCCGAATCGCACCAATAGCCGCAGGACACCTCACTGCGCCGGCCCTCCTCAGCGTCTTTTATGGCCGACTTGTCCTGCAACTGCAAGGTGGCCACCACATTGTCGCCATCCGCTTTTGCATCTTGTCCGGTAGTCCCTATCGACAGATGCCTGACATTGTCGATGTCCACCGGATCTTTGGGATGCTCCGAGGTAACAGGCACAAGATGCAAGGTAGCAAGACTGTCAGCGGCAAAGACTTCCTCTGGCAGCCTCAGCTCCCTGCGAATGCTGCCATCCTGCTGCAGGTACTGGAACACGCCAGTGCGCGTCAGCGTGGCAGGCGCCATCAAAAAACCGTTCGGCAACTTCTTTGCCTTCGATCTTGTATAGGATCCCTTGTCGATTCTGAAAGCCATGCACCTTGACAATAGGCCAAAAAGCAATCGTCATACAAGCGGCAAGATTTGCCGCATGCCAGGCGCAGGGACGGCCGCCTAAACGACCCGCCCGACATGCGGCAGTCTCATGCATTCACCCCAGGTATGTAGGGTTCTCCCCAGCACCTGCATTGAATCGGCTCGCCAGGATGCCCTCCCTCAGGCGGATCATCCCAGCTGTACACAGCCCCGCGTTCTATCCGCTCGCTATGCAGGCTCCTCGTTCTCTCGTCGTTTATGCCGCGCCATGTGTATTGGCTGATGCCCAAATCCTTGTGGCGGGCCTCGACCAACTGTCCGTTGAGCTTGCCGGTCTGATCCCTTGCAATGCGCATGGCACTGCTCTTGGATACTTTGTAGCGATCCATGATGCCGGAGATCATCTCCTCGGCTCGGATCCCGGCCCGCCAGTTGCGGAATACCGACTGCTCTATTTCGTCAAAGTATTTCGAGGATATTGTCTTGATGAGCGAGACATTCTCAATCGTGAATGTCTGCATGAGCATCTCAAGAGGAGGATCCCCCGCCAACAAATCGATACCCAAGATGGCCTTGAACTGTCGGCCAACCTGCAGCCTGTTGTTCCGCAATACGCTGGCCGCAGCTCCCTCCGCTACAGTCTCCAACGTGCCGCGATCCACGATACGGGCGTACTCCAACCTGAGACCGTCGATGACACGTGAAAAATCGGACGGTGAATCCAGCCTTGCCGCATCTTGCCTCGACAGGAGAAGACTTCGCATTGCATCCGGCACGTCCCTGTCCACCAGACGCTTGGCCTCCTCCAGCAACCTGACTATTTCGGAGTAGTAGGAAGCCTGTACGACCTTGGGCACCAGGACACGAGGGGGTCTTTTTCTCCTGCGCCCGCGCCTGGGTGGCACATTGCGCAGGGCAATGACCAGCTGTGTGGCGTGCGATCCCATCAACGCCCTGCCTTGGATGCTTCGATGGCGCGCAACTGCTCATTAGCTTCTTTCTTGGTGTCATGTTCCCCGAGCTTCTTGCCGGCCTCTGAAAACACTATCCATTTATTACCCACCCTGCGCACGTAGTCTTTATGTAAACCAGAATCGTCCTTGATCTCGTCCGGTTCGGGCTCGGGTTTGGGCTCGGACTTCTGCCCCGGTCGCGCAAAAGGCTGCAGCTGCGCAGGAGGCTCCGGTTGTTCCTCTCTCTCTCCCACCAGACGCAAGGCCTCCTGTGATCCGAGAAGAAAACCTACCTCCAACACAGCAGCGGCTTGCTCTCTGGTCAGCTCCTTGTTGTTGTAAGATGTGAGCACACTAGCCAACGCTTGTACCTGCGCCCCATTGAGTACTGTCTTTTGAATATCTCCTGCTTGTCCTCTGCCGATTCCAGGCTTCGGTACCGGCTCCTGCCCGGGTTCCGGTACCGGCCCGAGCTCGGGCTCAGGCTCCTGCAACGGTTCGTCTTGTGCCTCCAGCATCTCGCTTGTGGCGTCGTCCAGCACAGTATTGAGGGAGTAACCATCACCGCCGTGCCTGGATCTGCGCACTTCCAGCTCGGAGACGACCCCTTTGTCTATCATAAGGGCATCCGCCTCCGCTTGCGTCTTGTGCAGATCGGCCTGCTCCTTCTCTGACATCTCCTCCAATGGCAACGGATCCACAGACAGGTCATCCGACTTGTAGCCCATGGACATGGCCGTGTATCGAGCCAGGCGCGTGCCCTGCGGCACAATGCGCGTCTCTTGATCCAATGCGATGCGATCGTACCACTGCTTGAGCTGGCTGTTGCCTGTGTCACCGATTCCGGGAGTAGCCTTGCCGAAAAGGACAGCCACAGGCATCTCGAGGATACCAGCAAGGTGCTCCATCATGAGTGCCATGACCTGCCCCAGGCCATTTATCGGAGTAGGCTTGCGCTCGAAGTCCTCCGTCTCGGCATCGAGCACGATCATTCTCGCTACGCTTCGGGCCATGTCCATGAGCGCCAAACGTTGCAGCAGATCGTTGCTGCCGTCCTCGGCCAGAAGCTTGTCCAAATCCTTGCACTTGAATACCGCCTGGGCAAAATCGTTGAGTAGGTGTTCTATGCCACCCCACGCAGTGTCGTGCCCGCGCAATCTCTCGAACAGCCTCGTGACCAACCCGTCACACCACATGTTCTGCGTGATGCGCCTGCGCATTGGCGTGACCACGCCATCAAAACGCAAGAACCTTGTCTCGTGTATCGGATCGATTCCCTCGGTGGTGGTATCAACCACAGTATTCAGTCGGTAGCTGGACGGCATGCCCGCACTGCCAGGTTTTTCCTCGCTGGTGTAAAACTTTGCGGCATTGACATCATACCTATCCAACACACGCAAATAATCTATGCCTCTTATCGACTCCTCCCTCACCGGCATGTCCATGGTCTGGCCGTCATCAATGCCCATGAGCACGAGGCCTCCCCCATACAGATAGGCCCATATGTTGGCCTGCTTGAAGGCCTCCTTTGCCCCGAGCCTGTCGATGGCCTTGAGAATGTCCTTGCCCATGTCGGCATCGTCACCGGTCTTTACCTCAAACCATTTGCGCACCATCTCGGACGACGGGCGATCGCAGGCCCGGGCTACAAGCCAGCTCCCCCTATACAAGCTGTCTAGATCCGTATAGGCGAATTCCGATGGTGTCTGATAGGATGCGGCCAGGCGCTTGTCCCTGCCCATCTGGCCTAATCCAGTAATTGCGTTGAGCCACCCATCCAGTCGTGTCAAAGCTTCGCCAAGCATGCCAGTTTTCTCCTTGCCGCCGTGCGCCGGCGCGCCCAATTGAGCAGCTGCGTGGTCGAGTCTACCTGATCACTGTGCCTGCTGCGCGGAAATGTGCAGATCTCTTGCCTGTACTTGTCAGACCATTCCACCTCGGAAGGGTGCGGTATGTACACGTTGCCGGCCTCGAACAAGGGGGCAGCCGCCTCGCATCTGGATTCCTTGCTTCCGCCGTAGTCCTTCGGATTGATGGCGATCATGCCAGATATCTCATTCCTAAGCACATTCATAAGGGCGGGTCCATTGGCCTTGTCCTCTACCAAATGCGCATTGCACTCTGGATACCTGCCGGCAAGACTGCGATAGTTGGACAACGTGGCCACAAAGGACATGTGATCCAGGATCTGGTGCAACAGGTAATAGTCCCCTTTTACCCCGCCCCACACCTGCATGGCCACCAGCGAGTTTGTGGCCTTGTCCTTGAATGCCAGATCAGAGCTCGTGGCCTTCCAATCGAAACTTTTGGGCAACCTTACCTGCTCGCATGTGACAACCTCGCCGTCCTCCAGCACCACCCGCACAGGCGTGGGCGCCATACGTCGCCGGTACCAGAACTTGATCCAAGCGAATTGGATGATGCCTCCGGACAAAGGCACGGGCCGCTGGTTGTGCTGCCCAGCGAAGTGGTGCTGCAGATTGACCTTCGCCTCCGCTATCTCATCCGGACCGTACAACTCAGGGAACAACAACTCGCCCGGCTCAGTGCGCCAATCACTGAACCCTATCGATGTTTCGCATCTGTCATCCGGATCGAATTCCGTGGGCAGGCGCAGATGCACATAAGGCCTTTTTCTTTGATCGTTAACCTCGAGTATGTGTCCGGATGGATCCCCCTCATGCAAGCGCTGCATGACGCCCACGCTCCTAAACGTGCGTGGATTATTGGAGCGCGTCGACATGCGTTTGTCCCACCAGAATATGGCGGTTTCGAGCTCCTCCTCAGTCGGCATGCGCTTAACGTTGAGCGGATCGTCAAACACGCGCGCGTCACCACGAAAACCTAATCCCTTGCCGCTGACTGACACAGCCATGTGATAGCCACCTGCCGTATTGGCAAACCATGTCTTCGTATTCTGATCAGCCTTGGGCCTCCACCGCGGCCGGAAAGTTTCCCTATACCAATCGGATGTTACCAAATCGCGAAACCGCAACGTATCCCTAGTAGACAAACCCATGTCATACGAACCGTATAGGGCCTGCCATGCGGGATTGTCCAACCATATCCACGCCTGCCAAAATACACTGACAAGAAGCGACTTCATATGACCTGGCGGGATATTGATCAACAAGTTGTAGATGCGCCCGTTATAGACTGCCTCGAGATGATCACAAATGGCATCTATGTGCAGGCCCCAGACAAGATCCGTGCTCGGCTCGAGCACGTGCCATCCCTCCCTGACAAAGTACGACAATTTGCGCCGGGCCAGCTCGGCGTGCACCGCATCCAATGCGGCCACGGGTATCTGACGTATTTTGTTGGACACCGACAACGTCATGACAATTTCTTGAGCAGCCTGTCCAGCAGCTCGAGCTCATCCGTCGACATGTCGGAAAGCTTGTCCGGATCCACGGCAGGGACCGACTTGGTTATATCAGAAGGCTCGCCTCGAGCTACACGCTCTAGTTTAGCGGCCACCTCGGCCATCTTGGTGATCACGGAAGGTTTCACTACCGACACCCTCTCGTATGTCGGATCCATACGCGCCCTATACTCCTCCCTCTGGATCTGCTTGATTAAGCAGCTAACCTCATGCGCTACAACCGTCTGCATGCCTATGGCTATGCTTGTCTGGCGCTGGGCCATGCGCACAATTTCGTCCATCTCTGCCTTGTCTATCCTGCGCTGTACTTCCGCGTCCCAAGCAAGAGCTCTCTTCTCCCAGGCATTGCGCTTGGCCATGCAATCGATGTCCATCTTGTCCTTCCCAAGTATGGCCGCCGCACCGGACACGGATCGGCCATCCATGTCCCGATAGATAATGAAGCCCTCCCACGAGTCATGGGGTTCCTTGGGCTGCCTATGCCAGGGCTTCAAGCTTACCTGAGCACTCTTCTTGCTGCCCCTGCCGGGTTGTCCCTTATCTCGTGCTCCCACAATACAACAACCTTCCATCCGCACATGCGCAAGCGCTCGATGGCGAACTTATCGCGCCTCCTGATCCGCACAAGCCTCTGCCGCCAGAACGCAGTATGTGTGCGCGGCTCTCGGTAGTGATCCGGGCATCCGTGCCAAAAGCACCCATGGACAAATACTGCCACACGCAAGCCGTGCAAGGCAATGTCAGGTGTGCCCGGCAGGCTCCGATCGTTGCACACGTAGTCGGCGCC